CACTAATCCAGCAGCTGACAAATACTTGGATATGGCTTCCAAAAGGAAGAACCTCCAAAAGTATTCTCAATGGTGTGGTGGAGAAGCAGGATGGGATGATTTCACTGAGAGGTGGCATGACGAAAAACTTGACAAATAGCCTCTAAATACTCCTACGGGAGTATTTTTTTGTGCTATGCCATACCAGGCGTTCCAAAATCCAGCATACAAATTTGTCAATCCATCTAAGGATTCGCCAGGTGGCAATAAGATTGAGCTGAATAAGATTGCGCGTGAATTCAAGGATGTCTCTTTGGCATTCACGCCCCATCCTATTACAAAGGATCTTACTATTGTCAGAAATGAGAGAGCAATATCAAACGCGATTAGAAACTTAGTGATGTATCACTTTGGTGATGTTCCATTTCAATTGGACATTGGATCGAATGTGAGAGGATATATGTTTGAAACTGTAGACCCTGCCACGGCATTATTCATTGAGAATGAGGTTAAGAGAGTAATCACTGAATATGAGCCTAGAGCGATTATAGATCCCAACTATAATGAGTTTCCTCTGCGTGTTGGTGAAGTAAAACTCTCAGAACTCATATGATAATTATGATAACTCAGCAAAAAATGCTGGATATGCGACTGTTAATCAATATCTAAAAGAGACAGGTCAGGGTTTGGGTGTTTGGGCAGAAGTGAATGAAGATAGACACACAATTGATGTAACTATCCTCTACACAATCGTTGGTTATGATCAGATCTTCAAAGTAGAGCATATTCTCTATCCAACAAGGCTCTGATTTACCCAATAAATAGTTAAAACCAAGACGGCGAATAATGTCAGGTGCTATCCAACTCACAGANGTAGATTTTCAGCAGATTAAAGACAATTTAGTCAATTATCTGAAATCTACAAGAGAATTCACTGATTTTGACTTTGATGGGTCGAATATTCAGGTAATTCTGAATCTGTTGGCATATCAGGCTCAACTGAATGCGTATACAACTAATATGTTGGCGAATGAGTCGTTTCTCACCTCTTCGTCAGTCAGAAACAACGTTGTAGCGAATGCTAGAGCACTTGGATACCTACCTACCTCCACAAGAGCCGCCAGAACAAGTGTTAACTTCGAATTCCAACTAACTCGTAATCAATATCCTCAAGGTTTCCCTAGATTCCTAGAAATCCGTCCCGGTGTTGGATTTACTGTTGGTGCAGGTGAAGGTTCCTTTATTTTCAATATTGTTGAGATATACGTCGCTGCTGTTGATGTAAACGGACTCGTTAAGTTCAATGCAGTTGATGGATATGAAGGTGCTTACGTAACAACCCAGTTCACGGTTGATAAATCAAATTATACTCAAAGATTTATTCTAGAAAATCCAAATATTGACACAGAGACAATTCGTATTGAAGTTCAGGAAAATCCTAATCTTGATGCTACACAGTATTATGTGCAAGCAAAAAATCTTGTAGATATTGATTCTCAGGACAGAGTATTTTGGATTGACGAAGATGAGAGTAAATTCTATGAATTGACATTTGGTGATGGGTATTTTGGCAAAAAATTACCAGATGGTGCTAAAATCCACGTAACTTACGTTCAGACAAATGGTGAGATGGGAAATGGACTTCAAGGAGTTGATAATTTCTCATTTATTGGAAATCTCTACGATTCCAACAAAACAAAGATTACAAACACTGCTAATATCACATCTGTTGCAACTTCAAACGGTGGCGCTCAACTAGAGGGTGTTCCTTCAATTAAATTCCGAGCACCCAAGTATCATGGTGCACAAAACAGATGTGTGACCGCGCAAGATTACGAAGCAATCATTAGGCAGATTTATCCAGCAGTTGATGGCATTTACGTCTATGGAGGTGAAACTCTTGAAATTCCAGAATTTGGAAGGGTTTATATCGCTATTAAGCCTCTTCTGGGAGAAACTCTTTCTAACATCACCAAAAACTACATTAAGAAGTCTCTACAAAACTATAGAATTGCGTCTCTCGATATTTGTGTTGTCGATCCAAACGTTCTATATGCTGAAGTTGACACTCTTGTATATTATGATGAGAAGAGAACTATCAAGGATAGTTCGGGTATTGATTGTATGGTTACGGATACCCTCCTTGAATATGCTAAGTCGCTGAGTATATCTAAGTTTGGGGGTGCAGTTCGATTCTCAAGGATTGTGGCGGCGATTGATGACGCCGAAGAAAGTATCACAAGAAACCTCTCTCAACTGAGAATGAGAAAGGATGTTAAAGCATTGATGAACACAAGAGCTGTTTATGAAGTTTGTTTTGAGAATCCTTTCCAACTTGATTGTAACAGATCAGTTTGCTTCTCTACTTACTTCTATCTTGCAAGAAGTGGAGTTGCTGATTTTGAAACTAAGTATTACATTGAGGATGATCCCCAATCTGGTAAGAGATCTGATTATGAAGTTAAGAAATACGTTGAGTTGTCCTCTGAAGACAAAGATTATGTGAAGTCACTGATGACTCCACCTATAGTTGAATTGCCTAATTTTGTCTATGTAAATAAAGAGACTGGAGAAATTTTCTTAGACTTCCCACTGGGTAAGTTGAGACTGTTCTACATTAATAGCCTAAACCAGAAAGTTTATGTTGACAGTGACATTGGTAGTATTGATTATGACAAGGGCGAACTCAAAATTGGTTATGAGAAAGGAAAGGATTTGACAGTTATTGACACAGAAATTCCTAATGGCATTATTGAGTTTAGAGCCTTCCCAAGAGAACAAGATATCATTGCCAAACACTCTGTTTACCTCAGCCTCGATATTGCTAAGTCATCAATCGAAGCAAGTCCTGACACTAAGATTGGTGAGCCCTAATGCAATACGATAAGATTGTATATCCCTCCTCACAACTCTACGCAACTCTACCCGAATGGATTACTGAACAGTATCCACGATTTGTAGAGTTTGCATCAAAATCTCTAGAATCTCAGGAGAGATTGGGTTTTGGGCAGGATATGCTCCAAAACTTGGCAAAGTATAGAGACTTTGACTTTTACAAGCAACCAATCGTNGAGACAGGAGTACTTAACAGAAATCTGGCGATTGATGAGATTGACTCACTTGAACTCGTTGATGGATTTGGTTTTCCAGAAAANAATGGCGTCATTTACCTGCCAGGTCACAATGTTGACAAATGCGGTGAGAGACAAGTAGGTGAAGTCATTCTTTACAGATATCGTGAAGGTAATATCTTTTATGAGTTAGAACGTGGTGCTTCAGCAACAGTTGATCTTGGTACTTTCGTAAAAGATAGTACTTACGTTTATACTCAAGCTAAGAATCATTATAAGGGCGACTCTGTTAACAATTTGTCTGTATTGTTCTTGTCTTCAATGTTGGAGACAATTCACTCAACATTTGCTGTTGGCATTGATAGTAAGTGGATTGCTGATCCAATTGATCACGGTAATCTGTTAGAGAGGTTTAGAGACTTCTTTCAGGCAAAAGGCACCAAGTTAGGTATCCAGGCACTCTTCAAGTTTCTCTTTGCTGAGAATGATGTTGATGTGAAGTATCCTGGTGACAGGATGATTGAAGCTTCTGAGTCTACTTGGGTTGAAACCTTTATTATGCGTTCTGTACCACTTGCAGAACTGTTGGTTACACCAATTCATAATTATGTGTTGCCTGATAGACTTATCAATCGTGAGTTGACAATCAGGTCATATAATGATTTACTTAATGACGAAACTAAGGATAGAGGTGATTGGTCGTGCTATTTGTGACTATGTGTCTTCTTATGAGTTTGGAGAAGACACACAATATGAATTTTACATTCAAAAAGAGAATGTAAGTGGCAATTTTCCTGCAAACCCATTCACCAAACTAACAAGAACATTAAATGACTTTGGTTCTAAGGATGATGGGTTTGATGTAACTACAGTCACAGTAGAAACTACTCTCGGTTTCCCTGAGAGTGGTATGATTTTTATTGGTACAGAAGGTATTTTCTACCAGTCAAAAACATTCAACCAGTTTTTGGGATGTAGTAGAGGATTCGTCAACGTTGAGTACGCACATGCAGTAGGCGAAACAGTCTATGGTCCCTACTTTATTGAGGGTATCCTTGAGGTTGAGGATGAGTACGGGCGCACTGACAAGTTAATAAGCAGGTCTTGGCCTCTTGGATTGGTGTCTGATGTTGAAATTCCAGATCCAGGACTACTTCACACAGTCGATGATGAGGTTTTCATCAATGGTCCTGGCCGCATCGACCCTAGAGAACCAGCAATTGCTGCTTTTGATGAGAATTTTAGAGACTCACTAATCGATCAAGCGGCAA